GTCCGCCGCTCCAGCAGGGTGTACCAGGACTGCGCGGCATGATACCGGCCCTCCACCGTGCACTCCGCCGTGCCTATATCCACCGGCCGGCCCTCGCTGTCCCGGCCGAAGATCAGCACGTTGTCCCGGCGCACCACCGAGAAGGTGAAGCCCTCCCCCACCGGCGCCGGCTTGAGCCAGGCCTCCCCGCCGATGAGGGCCAGCTGCATGGCCTTCTTCTTCACCCGGTCCAGCCCCTCCAGCGCCCCCTGGGCAAAGCCGTCATCGCTGGCGGATTTGTACTCCCCGAAGGCGGTCTTGGTCAGCTTGTGGACGATGGTATAGGCGATCTGCTGGCAGGGGTCGGACTCCTCGCTGGCCGCCCGGTGGTAGTACAGCCGGAACCACTCCCGGACGGCCTCCCGCATGGGCTGGGTGGTGCAGTCCCTGGCCTGGAAGGCGTCCTCACAGCTGTAGGCCCCCCGCAGGGCGGAAACAATGCTCACGGCCGCACCTCATTCTTGATGACCACCCGGCGCAGGGCCCGCAGCCCGGCCTCCAGGCCGTCGATGTAGGCGTGGAGCTCCCGGAGCTCCTGCCGCTGCCCCTCCAGCTGGGCCAGCAGCCGCTTGTTGTCCTGATAGACGGTATCCTTGGCCCAGGCGGGCAGGAACCGCTCCAGCAGCCAGGTCTTGATTTTGCTCATGATTACCTCCCCCGTCGTTTCCACACCGGCTCCATCGCATAGCGCACCGCGTCGATGCTGTGGTTGGCCGCGTCGGGATAGCCCTCCAGCACCTCGCCGGTCTTGGGGTCCCGCTCGTACTCGTACTCACTGAACTCTTTGGCCGTCTCCGGGCACCGGGCCGGGTCGATGACGATGGCCGCCAGCGATTGCAGCCACTTGATCCCGTAGGCCACGCTCCCCGGCCCCTTTTGGGCCTCCCGCATCCGGAACCCGTAGGCCCGGAAGTCGGCCGCGTTCCGGTCGCCCCCGCTGCCGGGGTCGGCCAGGATCAGGTCGTCCATGTGGTGGCGGAGCTTCTCCGCCCAGGCCCCGTTGGACTGCCGCCAGCCCCGGAACTCCTCGTAGATGTACAGGGTCCGGGCCCCGCTGTCGTAGGCACAGGCGGCGAAGTGGTTGGGATCAGGGTACCAGCCCCAGTCCTGGCCGCAGTACAGGTAGTCAAAGGCGGCGATCTGCTGATCGGAGATGGCCTCCAGCCGCAGGTTCTCAAACACCGCCGTGCCGCTGCCCACCACCTCCCCCAGGTACTCGTGGCGGTAGGCGGTCTCGTTGGTCTGCTTCAGGTGCTCCGCGTCCGCCAGGAACCGGGGGCCCAGCCATTCCTCCGGGGTGGTCAGGTAGGTGCTGTGGTGGACCAGGCGGCCCGCCTTGGCCTCCAGCACGTACTTGTTGGCCCAGTTCCGGGCCATGGCCGGCGGGTTGAAGCTCTTGAAGCAGAAGGAGTAGGGCCCGCCCCGGAACAGAGACTGCTCCACGTTCCGCACCTGCTCCGGGCCGTCGAACTGGTCCAGCTCCTCGAACCAGGCCAGGCCGATGTAGCCGAAGGGCACCTTGATGGACTTCAGCTTGCCGGGGTCGTCCAGGCCGAAGAACAGGATCTTCTGGCCGGTGGGCCGGTAGGTGCATTCCATGGGACTGACGGTGCACTTGAACCGGTCGGACAGCCCCAGTTCCGCGATGGCCCAGCAGATCTGGGCGTACACCGACGTGCGCAGGGTGTTGCCTACCTTCCGCAGGGCTACGGCGTGGCAGTCGGGGTGCCGGAGCAGCTGGAGGACCAGTTCCACCGAGAGATAGCTGGACTTGGCCGAGCCCCGCCCGCCCTTGAGCACCAGCTCGCTGATCTCCCCCGCCTTGACGCTCCGGTGGGGCTCGGAGAACGCTGGCGACACCAGCGCCGACAGCTTACAGGTCGTCAATGATCTGCACACCTCCTCCGTCAGCTGGGGCAGGCTCCGGCTTGTCCCGGTACCGGTCCGGCCGGCGGTTCTTCAGCCAGAAAATCTGAGCGGTGGTATCGCCCGGGATGTGCTTGATGGTCTGCACCACCTTCACCCCGTCCTTACCGGACCGCTCCACACGCTCCTCCTGGAATTCGTAGCCCAGAGCCCGCTTGAGCAGGGCGTTCTCCACCTGGACGTCCACGACCTCCTTGCCCTTTTTTAGGGCCTGCGAAATCTGCGGATACTTGAGCTTCCAGTCGTACAGCGTCCGTGCGCCGATGCCCATTTTTTCGGCCAGCTGCTCGTCCGTCAGCCCCTCCCTGGCCCAGCCCTCCAGCAGCAGCAGCCCGTCTTCCGTCAGCCAGTATTCAAACTTTCCACGGGCCATATCGCCACCTCTCCGCAAAATGAAAGGCCAGCTGCCAAAAACACTGGCAGCTGACCATTTGGTCCTCTCTTTTTCTGTCTACCTGATCTCTAAAACTATATTTCGTTTTTATCATAGCAATATCTACTTGTTTTGTCAAATATTTTTTTGCTCTCCCTGTTTTCTCCTGTGCAATTCCTCCGCACAGACGTAGATCCCCGGCACCTCGGCCCAAAACTTTTCGCAGATCTCCGAGGCCACCTGGGCGTCGTCCTTCCAAAAGCCCACAGCGGTCATGCAGTCCTTGAGGAGCTTCTGCAGGTTGTCGGTGTCGGGCTTGGTGGTCCGGTACTCGCCGTCCGCATGCTCCCCTCTGGGGAAGCACCACTTCACCAGCAGCCGCACCGCCCCCTCCAGCGGCTCCGCCGGACAGTGCCCCGCCAGATGGGCGGTCAGCTTGGACCGGGCCGCCTGGACCTGGGGCGGGTCGTAGAACACCGGCCTGCCCTTCACCATCCGCACCTGCTTCTCCTGGTGGGTGGCGGTGGGCGGAAGCATGGGCATGAAAAATTCCATTCGCTTCACCTCACTAAAGTGTGTTGTCTTGAGAAAAATTTTTGTCAACGATCCGGGGAAGGAGTCGTCGTGCGTGAGCTGACGCACGACTACTTCCCCCGTTGACCGCAGGGAAATGATCTATTTACCCCCCTTTAGGGGGGTACTTTTTCTTCCCTGGGGAAAAAAACAGAATGTTACGTTTTTTCCCTGCCAGGGAAACAGGGAAATTTTCGTTTTTTTCCCTGTCAGGGAAAGGAAATTTTGCGTTTTTTTCTTCCCCAGGGAAGGGAAATTTTCTGTTATTTTCCCTCACTTCTGCCCCACCTCATTGTCATCGATCCAGAAACCGCCGTGCTCTTTCAACCGGTTTCTGACGGTCTTTTCGGTCACGCCCATGTACTCAGCAAGGGCGCTTACAGTCACCGTTCCTTCGATCCCGCAGGCCTCAAAAGCGGTCTCGACAGACTCCTTTCGCTCCTTTTCCTTAACGGCTTTTGGCTTGCGTTTTCCGATCGCCCGCCGCCAGCCTGGTTCCTCCCCATCCGGGTCGATGTCGGCCAGGACGCCGTTCCCGTCCTCTCTGTGGATGGGGTAGTCGAACCAGACGTTGACGGGGGCAAAGCGGGGGAACTCCCGCAGGGTGCCCTCGATGCGCCACGCTGTGCGGGCCTGGACGGACCTCCTGGCCTCCTCCGCCCGGTCCAGGAGGTCCCGGTAGTCCTGGGGCTTCAGGGCCGTCTCACAGGCGGCCAGGGCGGCCGCTTCGCTGCACAGGTCGTCCTGGCCCGCCTCCTCCAGCTTCCCCGCCGCCGCCAGCGCCTGGGCGCAGGTCCGGCCCACCGCGTTGTTGATCTCCTGCTTCCGCAGAGCGTCGCTGACGGTCAGCTCGATCATATCCAGCAAAGCGTCCGGGTCCCGGGCGAAGACTCCCGAGCCGCTGGCCCGGTCCATGGACCGCTTGTCCCCCTGCCGCCCCTTGGAGTGGTGGTGGCAGTAGATCACGGCGCAGCCCAGCTCGGTACACACCTTGTCGAACTGGTTGCAGAACCGGGCCATTTGGTCGGCGCTGTTCTCGTCGCCGGTGATGACCTTGTAGATGGGGTCGAGGATGATGGCGATGTAGTTCTTTTTTGCCGCCCGGCGGATCAGCTTGGGGGCCAGCTTGTCCATGGGCACCGACTTGCCCCGCAGGTTCCAGATATCCACGCTGTTCCGGCTGGGCGCCCCCATAGCCTGGCGCACGTCGTGGAAGCGGTGCAGGCAGGAGGCCCGGTCCAGCTCCAGGTTGACGTACATCACCTTCCCCTGGGCGCAGGGGAAGCCCAGCCAGGGCAGGCCCTCCGCAATGGCGATGGCCAGCTCGATCAGGGCAAAGGACTTGCCCGCCTTGCTGGGTCCGGCCAGCAGCATCTTGTGGCCCTGCCGCAGCACGTCCTTGATGAGGGCGGGGGCCAGCTGGGGCAGGCCGGTCTCCAGGTCCCCCTCCGGGTCGGGCAGGTCGTCGTTTACGCTCTCGATCCACTCCTTCCACTCGTTCCAGGAGGGCTTTCCCAGGTCCGTCTCCACCAGAAACTGCCGGTTCCCCTTCCGCTCTACCCCCGGCATCCGGGACAGCCGGGAGGGGTTCCGGTTCTGCCGGTCGATGTCCAGGCCGTTTTTCCGGCACACCTCGTAGAGGAAATCCACCCGCTTGCGGTATTCCTCATAACTGCCCGCCTCCACCCGGACGATGGCGTGGAGACTCTTCCCGCCCGAGTGGACCAGGGCCGCGATGGGCAGCTCCAGCGCCCGGAGGGCGGCGTTCTGCTCCTCCACAGGCATGGAGTCCGACTCCACCAGGGCGTAGCGAAAGTCGGTGACGTTCTCGTTTTTGCAGCCCTGGCCGTCCAGGGGGTTGAACCGGATCCAGGCCCCCGCCTGGGGATCGTAGTCCCCCAGGACGGAGCCCAGGTCGCCCCCGCAGCGGCTCAGCGCCTCGATGAGCTCCCCGGCAGTGCGGTCCCAGCAGCCCCTGGTGGGCAGGAATTTGCCGTCCTTCTCCCAGGTCTCCACCACGTAGCCCACATTCTCCCCCGCCTCGAACAGGGTCTCCAGGTAGGTGATGAGCTGCCGGGCCGGGTCCCAGCTCCGGGGGGTGTGTACCTCCCGGAGCTCCAGCCAGTCCCGGTCCACCACCACCAGCTCGTCTGAGGGACCGATGACGTCCTCCCAGCCCAGCTCGTGGCCGGAGGCGGCGGGCCGCCAGCCCCGGTCCATGGCCATTTTCACCAAAGTCCCTCCGGTGACGGGGGAATCCGCACCGTGGAAGGTGTTCCACTTCCGGGCGCACTCCCCGGGGTGGTAGCGTTTCATATCCCTCCGGCTCCAGTCCTCCCAGTCCTCCGGGGTATAACCCGCCTCGTGCAGACCCATGCCCACCTCCAGCCACTGCTGGTAGGACAGCTGAGCTGGGTCTATGTAGGGCAGCAGTTCCCTCAGGTCGATCTCATGCTCCAATCGTTATACCCCCTCATAGGTCCGCGGGTCCACGCCAGCCGGTATCCGCCAATCGTTGGCGGCGATCCGGTCGATCAGGCGCTTGGCCGCGTCAAACTGCCAGGCGCCTACATGCCGGAAGCCCTTCCCCTCCAGAAAGCGGATCTGTTTTGGGGTGGTCAGTCCGGCGGTGCGGCGGCTGTTCAGCCGGTCCAGCAGCAGTCTGGCCTTGCCCGCGTTCTCGATCTGGTCGGGGCGGATGCCCTGCCTCTCCAGAGCGGTCCGCTGGGCGTCGCTGGGCGGACCCATCTCCCAGCCGAAGGAGGGCCGGTAGCCGGTCAGGTCCTCCGCCTGGATGGACATCTCGAACTGGAGGGGGTCCACCAGCCGCTTCTTCCGCCGGCGCAGCTCGGCCAGCTGCTTGGCCAGGGCCTCCTCCCGCTGGGCCACCACGTCCTCCGACGCCTGCTCCATGGCCTCCTGTATATCCACGGGAGTCCCCGCAAGTTGTACGTTTTCGGTCATCCTCCTGGCCACCTCCTCCGACTCGCAGATCAGGCTGGCGGGGTGGCACAGCTCATGGCGCTCGGTGTGCCACAGGAAGTCCAGCAGCAGCAGGTGGTCCTTGCCAGAGGCGAGCCGGGTGCCCCGGCCCACCATCTGGCTGTACAGGCTGCGCACCTTGGTGGGCCGCAGCACCACAATGCAGTCCACCGGCGGACAGTCCCACCCCTCGGTGAGGAGCATGGAGTTGCACAGCACGTTGTACCGCCCCGCCTCAAAGTCCCGGAGGACTGCCCCCCGGTCCTGGCTGGTCCCGTTGACCTCCGCCGCCCGGAAGCCGCGGGCGCTGAGGATTGCTTGAAACTTCTGCGAGGTCTTCACCAGGGGCAGGAAGACCACCGTCCGCCGGTCCCGGCAGTACTCCTCCATCTCCCGGGCGATCTGCTCCAGATAGGGGTCCAGGGCGGTGTCGATGTCGGCGGATCGGAAATCCCCCGCCTGAACCCCCACCCCGGTCAGGTCCAGCTTCAGGGGGATGGTCAGCGCCTTGATGGGACACAGGTAGCCCTCCCGGATGGCCTTGGGCAGGGTATACTCATAGGCCAGGGACTGGAAAAACTGCCCCAGATTCCGCATGTCCCCCCGATCCGGGGTGGCGGTCACCCCCAGCACCCGGGCGCCGGGAAAGTGGTCCAGCACCCGCTGGTAGCTGTCAGACAGGACATGGTGGGCCTCGTCCACTACGATGGTCTGAAAATAGTCCGGGGCGAACCGGGCCAGCCGTTTCTCCCGCATCAGGCTCTGGACCGAGCCCGCCGTCACCCGGTACCAGCTGCCCAGGCAGCTGCTCTCCCCCTTCTCCAGGGCGCAGCCCAGACCGGTGGTCCTCTTCAGCTTGTCCGCCGCCTGGTCCAGCAGCTCCCCCCGGTGGGCCAGGATCAGACACCGGTCCCCCGCCCGGACCCGGTCCTCAATGACCTTGGAGAACACCACCGTCTTGCCGCAGCCGGTGGGCAGGACCAGCAGGGTGCGCAGCGCCCCGCTGTCCCACTGCTCCAGAACGGCGGCCTCCGCCGCCCGCTGATAGGGCCGCAGCTCCATCAGAATTTCCCCGCCTGGAAGCCGGATATGGCGGTCTGCTTCCCGGTAACGGGGGTGGCCGGGGCGGGAGCGGGGGACTCCTTGGGCTCCAGGTACTTCTTGATCTCGTTGATGGTGCGGGTCTCGCCGTCCTTCTGGTAGGAACGCACCCCCACTCTGGCCCGGCCCTTGGCCCCTGGCACTGCCCCCCAGTTCATCCGCACCCGCTCCCCGTGGCGGCGCTGGCCGATGCAGGTGAAAAACTCGCACAGGAAGCCCTCGGTAGAGGAGTGGAGGAACAGCCGGTCCCGCACCGGGACGCTCATGCCGTCGGGGGTCTGGACCTCCAGGGTCAGCTGGGCCATGTTGCAGGGGGGCAGCTTGGCGTTGGGACCGGGCTGATACCGGCCCCGCTCAAAGCCGGTGACGGTGAAGTCGTACTCCCCCTCGGGGAGGGTAACATATTCCGGGGCGTCGTTGGAAATTTCGTCGTCCCAGTCCAGGGCGCGGCCCTGAAGGGTCTCGGTAAAATCGCTCATAGCTTTGTTCTCCTTTCTTTATCAAAACGGAACGGGCCGGTTCTCCAGGATCATGCCGTACACCTGGGACCAGGCGGCCACCAGCACGCCGGTGACGAAATCCTCCGGGTAACTGTCGAGGGGCAGGTCCTGGGGGGCGTACCCCTTGGCCACACAGGCCGCCTCCACCTCGTCGGGGGACACGTTGTTGGCGTTCATCAGGTCGTAGAGGGGCTTTAAGTAGGCGGGCAGGCCGGGGGGCTCAGGGGCGGCCTGCCACTTTGACTTCTCCTCCTGCGCGGGAGGCTGCGGAACCAGGGCGGGCGGGGGCGCAGTCTCTGCCTCCGGCGCCTCCCAGGGGATGCAGGACCGGATGGATTCAAACTCGAAGGGCAGCTCCTCCGGCAGGCCCAGGCGGTTCTTGGCGTCCCAGCAGGGGTGGTGGGCGGTGTACATCACCCGCTTGCCCCCCTGAGCCTTCACCTTGCCCTCCTTGGTCTTGACGGGGTAGGTCTTATAGTTGGCGAAGAGGACCAGGTCGGCCCACTCCTTCACCAGGGGGGCCGTCTGCTTGGACAGCTTCAGCTCCCACCGGTCATAGGCCCCCATCTCGTCGGGCTGCTCGAACTTCCGCATCCTGGCATGGGCGGTGATGACCACGTTGACCCCGCGGTCTACCACCCCCTCCAGCCGGTTCAGCAGCCGGCCGAACTCCTCCCCCAGATAGGTGTAGCCCTTGCCGTAGCCGAACTCCTCAATGCTGCTCTTCTGATTCTTGGTGCACAGCTCTGCGGAGCACAGCTGCTCCGCCCAGTCCGCTGTGTCCAGCACCAGCGTCCCGCACAGGCCGGGGTCCTTCTCCACCGCCCCCACCTGGTCCATCAGCATGGCCCAGGAGGTGGGCCTGGGCGTGCGGGACACGTCCATGTGCCTGGTGCTCCCCTCCGTGTCGATGAACACCGGCCGGGGGAACCGGGAGGCGAAGGTAGACTTGCCGATCCCCTCCGGCCCGTAGATCACCACCTTCAGGGCGGTCTTCTGTACGCCTGTAATGATCTGCATCAAAATTCACCTGCTTTCCATGTTCTTGCCGGAGGCGGCGGGCCGGGGACCACCGGGTCTCTGGCGCAGCCGTCCTCAATGATGATGGAGCACTCCCCGCCAGTGGACACCCGGGTGGCGATCCCCTGCAACCCCTCAGCCTCCATCCAGGCGGAGAACTCCCGCAGGGTCTCCAGGTCCATCTGTTCCAGCTTATCCAGGAGTACAAAGCCGCACTCCGGCTTCAGCGCCCGGACGATGGCGGTGGACACCTTCAGCTGGTCGCTGCCGCTCATGCAGTCCCAGGGCTTGCCCTGATAGGTCAATTCCCCATCCTCCACGGAGAGGCCGGGGAGGGGCAGTTTCGCGCCTTGCAGGAGATCGGTCTTCTGCTGGCGTACGCGCTCCAGCCGGGCGGACAGCTGGTCGTACTGGCCGCTGTACGCCTCGGCCTCCGCCTCGGCCCGGGCCTTGTCCTGGTTGGTGCGCACCTTCACGTTGATGGCGTCGATCTCCTGGATGCTGGCCTCTAGCTCCTCGGTGGATTCGTCCAGCAGGTCCAGGGCGTCTTTGGCGGCGACCTCACAGTCGGCGCAGAGGGCCTTGTACCGCTCCTCCAGCAGGCCCAGCTCCTTGCCCAGGCGGTCCCGCTCCGCCTCCAGCTGGGCGGCCCGCAGGCGCTTGCGCTGGTTCTCCCCGTTCCGGGCCAGGATGTCCTGCTGGCGCTGGATCAGGTCATAGGCGGAAACCGGCTCGGCGGGCGCGCCCTCATAGCGGGGCAGCTCCCTGGCATACTTGGCCTTCCGGTCGGCGATCTGGCCGATGGCGTGACGCTGGTCGTACAGCTCCTTCTCCTGCCGCTCCAGCGCCTCCACCTGGTCCTTCAGGCCAATGATCCGCAGGAGGGTAGTAGCCTTTTCCTTGCTGGTGGACTGCATAAACCGGGGCATATCAAGGGCCAGCTGCTCCACAAAGGAATTGAGCAGCTGCTGGCCCGCCTTGCGGCCGGAGGCGTCCGTCACCTTCAAATCGCTGTTCTTGCCCGCCCGCTCCACGATGATCCCGTTGGACAGCTCCAGGCGCAGCCGGGGCGGGAGGACCGAGCCCTCCCGCTGGGCCTGGGAGGGCCGGTACCGGTCCCCGCCCAGCGCCCATAGGATGGCGTCCAGGCTGGAGGTCTTGCCCTGGTTGTTGCGGCCCCCGATCACCGTCAGGCCCGAGGGCGCCGGGGTGAGGGTCAGCGCCTTGATGCGCTTGACGTTCTCCGCCTCGAATTGTGTAATTTTGACCGGCATAATTTAACTTCCTTTCCGTTCCAATACATCCAGGGCTTTCGCAATGCTGCGCCAGTTTTGAATCGGCATTTTGGGCGCGCCGCCGGCGCAGATCTGCCGCAGGACGTCGTCCGATATCCGGCGGTCCTTTCGCCGGGCCGTCTTTGCGGACACGACTGCAAGGCATCCGGGGCCGTGAGCCGCCCGGATGGGCGCCCCGCAGCAGGGGCAGGGCTCGCCGGGTTTTACTATTCTCATCACGCCGCCTCTCCTTTCCGCTTCTCGGGCAGGACCGGCCTGCCCTTCTTATCCCGCTGGCAGCCGCTCTGGAGCCACGCCAGCCACTTCTCCTCAAAGGCCTGGACCTCCGGCGTCCTCGCGCGGTTGTACGAGCCTCGATTCTGCCGGACCTTCAGTGCCCTCTCGTCCAGCTCCAGGGTGTAATAGGGCGTCCCGGGCTTGGAAGCACGGCGGATGAAGAAAATGGCCGTCTCCCCGGCGGCATGGCGCTTGCCGTAACTGCTCACGCAGTGGTGCAGGGCATCCCCCTCCTCCGTCAGCTCCCGCTGGCTGGCCGCCGGACGGATCAGCAGGCCGTCCGCCGCGAAGGCATACTTCCTCAGCTGCTTCCGCCGTAGCCGGAAGGAATTTGCCATGGCGTCCTGCTCCCGCTGCAGGATCAGCCCGGTCACAGCGTCATGGGCCCGGATCAGGTCGATGGGATACCGGACCGACGGGTCCGTCAGGTCCCGGCCCAGCTGCTCGGACATGGACCAATAGTCCAGCAGGGTGTGTACATCGGGGACCCAGCCGTCAGCCCCCGCGTCATCCACCTCCGCCGTGATCTGCTCGCTCTGCCGGAGCAGATAGCGGATGCTTTTGCCAACCGGACCGCGGCCGATCAGCTCCAGGACATTGCCCTTTCCAAGGAGGAAAGCGGCTTGGATATCCGCTCCGGCCAGCGTCTCTCCGGCCGCCTTGGTCCTGGAAAACAGCCGCCAGAACAGCAGCCCCCACCCTTGGCTCCGGGCCATCCGCAGCTCGTCCCTGGTGAGGCCCAGCATGTGCGCCGGACGGGTCTCCTTCCAATCGATCTCCTCCAGCGCAACGATCCCAAACTTGGGGAGATCCATTTTGCCTTCCATCTTCTCCTGGATCATGTCATCCAGCACCAGCGGCAGGCCCCTGGTCAGCAGGACCTCCACGTTGGGGTGCTGCTGATACAGCCTCAGATAGGCCACCGGATACCGGCGGCTCGTCCCCCGCAGGTGCTCCATGTAGACGTCCAGCTTGCAGTGGGGCAGGCAGCTGGCCGCCACCAGCTCCGGGGTCAGGCCGAAGATGGCCGTCTCCCCTCCCCACCTGTCCGTCCAACGCGCCGGCTGGCTCCATGCCCGCCTGTACTGGACAAAATACCCGGCGGTCCCGCTGTAGCCCCTCCGCCAGCCCAGCAGCTGGACGCAGGTATCGCTGCTGAATACATAGGCCTCCGCGGGGATGATCTCCAGGCGGAAGCAGCCGTTTTTATGGGTGCGGGCCTGTACCGTCCACCCCGTCAAGGCCAGCAGCCTCTCCTCCCCCACCAGGGCGGCGGACATGCAGGTGGTCTCTGCGGTCACATAATAGTCCCTGACCGCCGCCCGCTTGTTCACCAGCACCTTGGTATTGCACATAGGGCACCGGCATTCATCCCCGGCCGCCATAACCGCCGCGTCCCATTCCCCCTCCACATCCTCCGGGAGGATAAAGCCGTAACCACGCTTATGATCCGGGGCCCAGTGCAGCAGCATGCTGTCCCCGCAGCAGGAGCAGGTCACACGCACCATCTTGGTCTTCCGGGGCTTGGCCCACTCATCCAGCAGGCACCCAAAGCCCCAGTCCTTCACATATTCTGCTTCGTAGATCAGGCCGCTCCGCTCCAGGGCCGCCGCCCGAGTATTCAGCACCCAATGCTTCAGTCCCTCCGGCGGGGTACGGGGGACCAGCCCCCTCACATCCTTCACGGCGGTCACCTCAAAAAGTCGGCCAGGTTGAGGAAGCCCACCCTGGCGGCGGTCTCCGGCTCTCCGGCCTGGCCTGGGGCGGGCAGGCCGTAGAATTTCCGCAGGATCTCCTCCGCCTCCGCCGGGGTGACACAGGCAAAATTGCCCTGCTTGTTCTTGTCCGCCCGAGCCTTGATCTTCTTCTCGGCCTCCACGATGGACATGGCCGGGTCGTCCAGGTCCTGGGCGATCAGCTCCGCGCTGGCCGGCTCCCGGCGGCAGATGTCTTTCAGCTGCTCGGCCAC